TTGACCGGGCCGGTGATGTCCGAGCACGCGGTGAAGAGGAGCACGAGCCAGAGCGTGGCGAGCGCCTTCATCGGGCCGCTCCGGCGATCTGGCGACGAGCGAGCCGGACCTTGTCCATGCAGACCGTCCAGTCCTGCCGAGCGCCGCGGCGGCGGTCCATCGTCGCACGGGCGAGCCAATAGTGCGCGGTGTCGATCCAGTCCTGGCGCATCACGTCACCCGCAACGGCTGCGCGAACTTTCCCTCGCGGTAAGCGCGGAGGATCAGCGCGGACGGGTTCTCGTTCGGCTGCGCCACGGCTTGGAGCCGCTGGACGATCTTCTCCGAGACGGTCACCAGGAAGAGGCCGTCGACGCCCGCGACCGGCTTGACGGCCCACCGGTCCTGCCGGATCTCCTCCAGCACCGCGAGCGCGCCACGGGTGAGCGACAGGCTCATGTGTTTTTGCATCGAACCGCCCTCCGTTCATGCCGTAAACGGTTGACCCAGGTGAGATATACGACGATCGCTTTGAAGTTGTCGAGCGGCTCGAACTTGGGGGTGTAGTCAGGGTAGCGCATGGTTCAGCGCTCCTGCGGGTAGGTGCCGAGCCGGGCATCCGCGGCGCGCAGCCACGTGATGAGGAGCCACAGCGACGGGACCGACTTGTGGACCCATGCGGTCAGCGCCTCGGGGCCGAGCTCCGAGAGGTCGTTCGCCTGAGCGTCGAAGGTGTCGTACCCGGTATAGAGAGCGGTGCCGACCAGGTTTTGGAGGCTCTGGATCTTGTCGAGCCGCTCGCGGGGAGTGCCGACCGTGGTGCGGGCGAGCGTCGTCATCATGTGCGAGCATTCCGCCAGGATCGGCGCCTGGAGGTTGGCGCGCTCGAGGTGGAGCGCTTCGCGGTTCTCGTACCAGTTGGTGACGGCGCGGCGGTGTGCTTGGGTCGTCATGTTAGCGCTCCCCCGGCTGGCGGAAGCGACTCACGCCGGGGATCGTCATCCATTGCCCAGCGAAATAGTACACCTCGACGTAGCCGGTCAGCTTGCCATCGCCGCGGCGAATCGGTGACCATTGCGTCTTGGGAGGTCCAGCGTGCGTGGTGGTGTTCATGTGGGTGTTCCTCTTGAAATGTTCGCGGCCTGTCAACCGCGTCCTGCTTGTAAGTAAATTACAACTTTAGCCGGTGAGCGCAAGTCCTAATTCTGAGATTTTTTGCAGCCCTGGCTTCTCGCGTCCAGGGACCAGAACCCCGCGCTCGGCCAGGATGGCGCGCCAGTCGACCGGGATCCCGTCCCGCTCCGAGACCAGCGGCGCGGCGACCGCGTGGCGCTCAGGGGCAGCCAGGGCGGTTTCCGCCACGGTTTCGGGGGTCTTGGCTGGCGGCGCTGCGGCGATCGGGTGGAGCAGCCGCATTTCGGTCTGGTGGCGGGCTTCCCACGCTTCCACCACCCCGCGCTGGCAGAACCCGAGCGTCACGGGGATCCGCCGCACGACCATCGTTTGACGGCGGACCTCCACCACGCACCAGTCAGGATCGAGACCGGCGGCGAGCCATGCCGTCGCCGCGGTCACGCTGCGGCGCTGGTCGCTCCGGATCGGGAGGTAGTCCCCGCCGAACCTGAACGCGCCGACCTCGTTCATCGCGGCGATACACCGAGCGGCGAGCGGGGCCGCTGTTCCCGTTCCTGAGTTGTCCACATTCAACCCTAGGGTTGTTTCCCTAGGTAGTTCCCTAGGGTTAATAGGTAGTGCGGCCATCGGTGCCACGGTGGCGCCACGGTCTTGCCATGGTTTCGCCACGGTCTCGCCACGCGCCAGACTGTCGCAAAACGAGACAGTTGTCCCGTCCCGTGTGGATATTATGTGGATAAGTCCAAGGCGCTGGAGGTGAAGCAGGAAGCGCCGAACGCGTTGATGGGTCCAGCCCCATCGGGCGGACCAGCTGCGGTCAGTCCCCGCCGGTTGCGCGAGAAGGTCCGCGAACGCCGCCGCACGATGCGGGGCCAGGAGATACGGGTGCGGTGTCAGGGGTGGACGTGCAAAGTCCCGATGGCGGCTCTGGACAGCCCACCGTGCGGGAACACCCCGAAAGGAGATCGCACGATGGCAGAGCCACACACCGGGACAGTCTTGCGGGAATCATCGCCCGGCTGTCGACGGGAGGGACCAATCTACCCGTAACGTGCCGATCGGCAACCCCTCAGTATCGCCGCTTTTGGATGGTGACGATCTCCATCTTCCCAGGTCCACAGAGCGCCGCGTGCTTGCGGCCTTGGCGGGTGACGCGGGTCGAGCCGTCGCCCCCTCCCCCGCTGTCTTTCACTTTCTGTGCCGGTGACTCAGCCGACCAGCCGCACGCGCAGCGGGCGGTCGTTTGGACGGTCGCGTGGAGGCACGGCGCGTTTTTCTTGATCTCTTCCTGCCGGTACACGGCTAGGGCAGTTTGGGCGCGAGTTTGAGACTATCCCGACAGAACGCCACGAGCCGGATGTTCACACCGATCGGGAGGAACTGCGTCGAGTCGAGCTTCATCCGTTCCGCGCTGCCGTGCATCGGGATGTACTCGATCGACTTGCCGCCGACGATCACGGCCTTGGTCGAATCGACCGCCTCAGTAATGACGAGCGCGGAGTCGTGCGTCTGACAGCTGCCGGGCCATCGGACCGGCAACCGGGAGGGGCGGGACACGTAGATCCCGCCCCCCACGAGCGCCACCAGCGCGGCCAGCGCTGCCGCTAACCGCTGACTGGTGGTCACGAACTAGGCCGTGACGGTCACGGACGCGCTCGCCGAACTGCCATCGCTGGCGGTGGCGATCACGGCGCCGGTACCCGCGGCGGCTCCTGCGACGAACGCGCCGGTCTGGTCGACGGTCCCCAGGTCGGTCGGCGACACGCTGTACGTCGGCGCGCTGCCATCGCTCACGGTCGCGCTGAACGACTGACTCCCGCCCACTGGGACGGTCGCGCTGGTCGGCGAGATCGAGACAGTCAACGCGGGCTTCGCGCCCGCTTCCAGCTGATCGGCGGCGCTCTTGATCTGATCGCCAGCCGCGGCGAGCGTGGTGTTCACGCTGTTGATCCCGTCCAACACCGGCTGCAAGTCCGCGGGCTGGATCCCGTTCGGCTGGTTCTTGATGTCGGTGAGGAGCCGCGTGATCTCGGTGAGATCGTTCGCGGTGGTGGTGGTCAACGCGTCGACCGCGTCGAGGAGTTGCTGCTTGGTCGGCATGGTGCGGAGTCTCCGGTAGATGATAATTTGCCCGACCTCGATAGCAACCAGAAACAGAACGATGATCGCGCAGAGGGTCGGTGTCATGACCCTCCAAACATATCAGCGCCGGACGATCGCACCAGGGGCTAGTTGTAACGAGCTTACGAACTACCGGCGCGCCTTGGTGCCGTAGTAACTGAGGAGCTCGGCGCGCATGGCTTCCCATCCCTCGACCGCGCACGTGTAGAGGCCGCACCGCTCGTACCAGTGGCTCCATTCCATCTGCCGCGGCGACAGCTGCCCGGCGCCGACGCGTTTCAACTCGCCGCGGAATCCGGTGTAGCGGCCCCGCGGCACGTCCCACCCGATGTCGGCGTAGCCGATGCGGACGCCCTCGGCTTTCATCATGGCCGCGGTGGCAATGCTCCGGTACCCGCCGTTGGGGACCGCGTAGATCCACGCGAAGTCGGGATGCTTGAACGCATAGCCGGTCTCGGGCTCGCCCTTCTTGCCGTCGATCCACGTGAAGAGCGCCCGCTGCTCCTGGTGCTCAGTTGGCGATTTCAGGTGGCGCCCCTTCTCGCTCTTCCGCGGCGCGGGAGTCCCGATCGGGTCGACGGTGAGGTGACCGCGGAGAACACGCGGCGACGTCATCTGGCGCACCGTCTCTTCCGCTTTTTCACGTGGAACGCCCTGCTCGATCATCGAGCGGACCATCGCCTCAGCGCTCAGGGACACGATGACCAGGCGGGAGGTTGAAGTCGAGGAAGAAATGCGTCACCCGACCGCTGGACGTTCCGAAATATGCCTGGAGCGCGTCGAACACCTCCTGGCGCCCCACCAGACCGAGACCCGGCAACCCGAACAGGTCGTACAGCGTCATTTGGCAGAGATCGTCGACGGTGCGCCGTTCCGCGATATCGTGTCTCTTACGATGGTAAAACTCGGATCCGCCAGTGTAGACGATCGCGTTTTTCGTGCGGGTGCTGAGGTTCAGCGCGTCGATCTGATCGGTGAGCGGGTGATTTTTGAGCCGTGTCATGGCGTGCGGGGTTTGAGTTTCCACACCATGATCCGCCGGGCGTGGCCCTCGGGGTGCGAGGTTTTCACGGTCTGGCCGGTCGCCTCGATGATGTGAGAGCGCGCTGCAGCGTTGATCGCCGCCCCCAGGGAATTCGGGCGCATCTGCAGCTGACTTAGCACGGACGGCCCGAGCTCGCGCCGCACGTCCTCGCTCGTGAAGGTGGCCGCCCGGGTGGCACAGAGCACGATGGCCGTGTGAATCGCCCCCCGGGCGAAATTCGACAGCGCCCCCTCGATGCCGCGGTCCCGCTGTACTGCTCCAAAGTCGATCACGATCTGCGCTGTCATGCAGACCCTCCAAAGGTTCAGGTTAAAACCGGGCGAGCGGGAGCCGTCCGGGGACAATAATGCGCGAGGGTTTCACCTCCTCGCCGGTTTCGGGGTCGGTGCGCGTGATGGTGACGATCTGCTCGAGCGTCGACTCGTCGTGCGCCGATGTGAGTTTCGCCCCGTGCGTGGCGGCGAGCTCCTCCGGCGTGATCCGTACTTCGCCACCGTAGCGGAGCACGAGCGCGGTGTTCAGGTTGACGAGCGCCTGGGCCTGAGCGTCGACGGCGACGATCTTTTGCGCGGCGACGGTGAGGTGCTCGAGGAGCTTCTCGTGCGAGAGGAAGAGGGACGCCAGGTCGACCACGGCGATCGTGAGGGACGCCGCCTGGTTGTCGTGCGCTTCCTCCAGGAGCAGGTTGAGCCGCTCCAGCATCGACTCGAACGCCGCGGCGCTGGCCTCCGCCGCGGCGCGTTCATCTTCCGTGAATTGGACGCTGTCCGTCATTCGTTTCTGGCGATCGCAGCGTTGGCCCACATGACGACCTCTTCCAACTTGGTCAGCGCTACGCTTTGCTCGCGGCTCGGCGGTGTCTGGCGGATGATCGTGATCGCCAGCGCCTTCGCTTCGCTGCGGATGTCGTTGTAGCGGTCGGGCTGGTCCGCCTTGGGCGGGGTGTAGGTGAACCGCTTGGCGATCTCCGCCTTTTGGCTTTCGGTCATTTCGTATTGCATAGTTAAAAATCGCTCGCGTTGGGACAGGTGCGGAAGTGCGTGACGCCGCGGCCCTGTTCGGTGGATGTGGGGACAAAGGCGCCGTCGACCTCACAGTCGACCGGCACCTTTACGTCCTCGTTGCCGCGGCCCTTGGCGCGGCTCTTGGTGGTGATCCAATAGACCACCGCCTTGCATTTCTTACACTGGCTCGGGTTCGTGGCCGCGGGAACGTCGTACCACGAGAAATGCGGGAACGTCTCAGGCATCGGCCCCGACCGTCTCACGGACCGCGCCGTCCTCCATGATGATCCCGATCGGGCGCTCCGTGGCGACTCGCTCGATCCAGAACTGGTAGTCATGCTCGCGGGCCATTTCGGCGACGATCGCCATCCCCTGAGCGTCGAGCAGCGACCCGTCTTTGATGCGGAGCACGCGCAGCTTGGGGTTTCCTGCCATGGCAATCGCCATCGACACGCGCAGCTGCTCGGCACCGCTCGCCTGGTCGAACGGGACGCCGTTGAAGAGCACCTCGCCGTCGTCGTCGAACGTGAGCCCGGCGATCGGCATGGTCGCCCGCTCCATCGACGCCCGGATCTCGGCCTTGCGGTCCTCCATGGCTTTCGTGAGCGCCTCGGCCTCGGCTTTCAGGATCGCGGCCCGCTCCTCCTGGAGCACCCGCTGGCGCCGTTTCTCGATCGCGTCGTTCACCATCTTCGCGTCGGCGACCTCGGTGCGGAACGTGGTCAGGTCGACCGGCTCCGGGACGGGCGGCATCTTCGCCATGCTCGTCTCGGCATCGTTGGCGCTCTGCTCGAGATCGTCCGCCTCGGCCATCATCCGCGCCGCGTGGTCGCGCTTGTACTGCACGGTCTCGCGCAGCTGCGCCACCTTGGCCTTATGGTCCCGCCGTTCGGCCAGCTGCCGGTCGACGGCGATGTTGTGCTTGGATCCTTCCTCCATCCGCCGGAGGATCGCCTCCGTGTCGATCGGCTCGTCCGGTAAGTCGGGGGACGGCGGGAGCATCGATGCCACCGCGCCCTGCACCTCTTTGTGGCGCCGGTTCAGGTCGCGCCGGTTCTCGAAGTCGGCGTTGTTCTGCGCCTGGAGGGTGTCGACGTCGATGTCGAGCGGCACCAGCCGCCGGAGCTCGCGGGACCGCTCGGCGGGCGCCATACGCGTGAACGCCAGCGGGTCGAATGTGAGCGAGCCGACCAGCGAGTCGAGCATCTTCTGCGGCGACGGATAGCGCGCCCCGTCCGTCGCCTCCACCGTCAGGGTCGTCTTGCCCCCCTCGGTGAACTTGCGCGTGATCACGATGTCGCCCAGGTCGAGCCGGATCCGCGCCGACTCCTCGCCCTTGTGGATCGGCTGCTTGGGGAGGTCGCCCGCTCCGGCGACCGCGGCGTAGATGGCGTCCAGGACCGACGTTTTCCCGCTGCCGTTGGCGCCCGTGATCTGTACCACGTCGCCGGTCGGGACGATCTCGACCGCGGAGATCCGCTTGAAATGCTCCGCGGTCAGCTTGACGATCTTCATAGGGTGTCGTCCTCGTCGTCGTCCTTATCCCCGGCGGCCAGCTTGCGGAAGTCGGTCGGCTCACCGCCCTCGTCCCCCTCGTCCTCGTCGTGCTCCTCCTCGCCCTCGATCTCGAGCACCAGCTGCTCGCCGATCTTCTTGGCGATGGCTTTCACGATCCGCTCGCGCTCGACGATGTCGTGGTTGGCGATCAGCTTTTTCTCGTGCTGCTTTCTGAGCCGCATGATCCCGCGGAGGTCGTACGAGAGCGCGTCCCCGAGCGCCTGGCGGAGCGGCGGCGCGAGTTGGACCTGGCCGTTCGGGTTGGTGCGCGTGAGCTCGTCGATCACGAGCCCGATCCGCGACATCACCGTGTCGACGCCCATGGTGTCGATGTTCAGTTGTTTCGCCTGGCGCTTGTGATTTTTCGCCAGGGTTTGGTACCCCTTGGCCGCCAGGTCGACGATCGCCCGGTGCGCGGGGATGAAGGTGAACCGGTCGTCGCCGTCCGGCGTCTCGCCGCGCTGCGGCTTGGGTTTCGGGGTGCGGCGGTCCTTGGGGAAGTTGAACCCCCCCTGCTTGAACCCGCGCCCGCTCTTACGTGCTGCCATGTTGGTGCTCCGTGTTGATGTGAACGATCAGAGCGCGGTCACTCGCCCGCGCCGTGCTGCCCCGCTTCCTCGCGGTCCAAGCGGTCCCACTCGTCCTCGAGCGCGGCTTGCTGCTCCGGCGTCATCGGTACCGCATCGCCTGGGATTGGCTCCTGCGTGACCGCTGGCGGCTCCGGCACCTCTTCTTGCGGTGGTTGTGCCACCGTCTCGACCGGTGCCGCTGGCGGGGCCGCGGCGGGCTCCAGCCGCTCTTTTAATCGGGCCATGGCACCACGCCCCCGCGACTCAGGGGCGGGCGGTCCAGCGATCGGGCCAGGCTCGTCGTCGTACGCGTGGATGTCCTCATCCGGGTCGTACGCTCCGGCGGTCACCTCGAACCCGACCGATTTCAGCCCCGCGGTGATGACGCGGGAGCGCATCATCGCCAGCGGGTACTTTTTCCAGTTGTCTTTCCCGAGCACGCCCGCGGCGTTTGCCATGGCCCGCGTCCACTCCTCGACGTGCTCGTCGCCGTTCGGGTGGCGGAGGTAGAGCACCGCCTTTTCGGTGGTCAGCGTCTCGAATGATGCCCGCCCTCCGGCGCGCTTGAAGAGCGCCAGCTGCGCGTCGGCGGCGAGCACGATCTTCCCCTCCACCAGTGAGAGCGAGCGGAGCGACAACATCGGCGGCAGCCCCATTTCGGCCCCCGCGACGATGATGGCGAACGCTTGCTCCGCGCTCTTGATCTTGCTGCCGAGGAGTTGCGAGACGTACAGGGTTTTGGCGAGCCGCGCCGTGTCGCCGAAATTGAGCGCGGTCCCAGGGATCATCATTTCGACCCGGGAGGATGCCGCCGGGGAGGGAACCCCGGCGACCTGTTCTAGTGCGGTGGACGTGCTGGATGTGCTGTCGGACATCGTCGCTCCTGTTATTCCTTGCTGGTGAAGAGAAACCGCCGGGATCCCGGTCGGGTGGTCGTGTGCTTGGTGAGCACCTGGTCGCGCTCGCTGTCGTTCACGTCCAGAGCACGACACAATGCGCTGAACGCGGCCTTATAGTCAACCGATTCGCTATCCTTGGCGGTCGACCAGGTCGCCTTCCACGTGGAGCCGACGAGCGACCGCGCCTCGCCGATCGCCAGTTTCAAGAGGTTCTGCTGGCGGTCCTTCTCCATTTCCAACTCGTCGAGCTTGCCCTTCACGTCGACGAGCGCCAGCGCGATCGCGTGGTGCTCAGGACCGGCGGCGAGGATCTGCTCGCTCTGTTGTTTGAGCCGCTGCCCGATCCACGCGGAGTAGGAGGCGCTCCCGTCGACCGGCGGCGGGGTCTCGGTGGTGATGTACTGATCCCAAAACGCCAGGCACCGCTCGACGATGTCCTGCTCCGTCTCGTGGTCGCGGTACAGCCGGTAGACGGCGAGCCGGTGGCCGGTGAAACAGACCGCGAAGTCGACGAACGGCGCGTCCTGGACGTGCATCTGGAGGATGCCCTGGGTCGCATAGTAGAGCGGCACCTGGTCGGTGCCTGGATCGCCCCACTCGGCGCTCGGGTACCCGATGTTCTTCACCTCGATCGGGGGCTGCGGCATCTGATCGCAGCGGAACCCGTCGAACGTGGCACCGATCCGACTATGCAACGCGGAGCGGATCAGCTTGTGCGAGTCGGCGGGGATCACCGCCACGCCCTCGCGGTCGGCATACCAGGCCAGGATCGTCGGTTCGAAGCGTTTGCCCGCTTCCATCTGTTCGGTGACCGGTCTCGGTTGGGCGAGCCCGAGCTTGTCGAGGTACACGTCGATCGGCGAGCCGAACGGGGAGATCCCGATCACCTTGGCGGCGTCGGTGCCGCTGATCACGGTACGGCGGTCGGCCAGCCATGCTTCGCGCTGGTCGTCGAGGGTTGCAGCTGTCATGCGTTTTTTTGGTTGGGGTAGATGTCGCTGGCTTTGAGGTGGCCCTTCGCCAGTTGAAGGATCGCCGCCATCCGTTGGGGGCGAGGAACCGCTCCCCCGTTCTGGCCGAGCGCGCCACGGCGCCAGGCTTGGACGGTCCACGGCGAGACGCCGAGGTCTTTGGCGAGTTTCTCCATCCCGTAGCCCTTCATCCATTGGACGAAGCGCGGAACCTCGGGGGGAGCGGTGCCATCGGAAGGTTTGGTCATGGCGCACAAGTTGTAATAGAATTACAATTAACGCAACCCCTCCCTTCACTTTCCGAGGTCGTTCATGTCCACGCTCCGCGACTGGCTGCTCGTCGCCTGGTTCCTACTCCGTCCCGTCCTGGAGCTCGCCCTCCTGGTGGCGATCCTGGTGGCCGGTGGCATCTTCTACCTTACCGCCCGCGATCGGCGCTGCACCGCCTGTTTCCGCCCTTGGGCGGTCTACCGCGGCCCGCGGTGCCGCCGCTGTAAGCTCCCTAAAGGAGTCCAGCGATGACCCGGCTCGTGCTCTGGTGTTGTGGCTACGCCGCGGTGGTGGTTGGGATGTTTACCGCGTGGCTCTGGCTCTGCCGGTGCGACCGGTGCGGGCGGAATTGGGCGCTCCATAAGATCGACGAGGACCGCCAGTTGTGCGGCGCGTGTGCTACACGTCGTCGCGGGTAACCCACACCGCGACCGTGTGGCACGTGAAAAAGCCCGGCGGGGTGAAATCGGCTAACCGAGTTTGGCCTCGGTATCGAGTCTGAGAGGAGCACAGTAGGGAGGCCCGCCAACAGGCCGCTCCGTCCGGGTGTTCCACGTGAAACAAAAGAGCGCCCGGCGGCCACTTCGGCGCCGGGCGCTTCTTCGCTCCGCTCCTCCTACTTACTCGGCGCGGCTGGTGCGGCTATCTGTGCGACGGCGTCACGCGCCCCGACTAGTGTCGTAAGGGCGCCGAGCCCCTGAACGACTGTCGAAAAGTCGATATGTGGCTGGTTGAGGAGCCAGCCGCCGAGCGTGATCACACCGCCCCAAAAGGTTTTCGATTTGAACAGGTTGAACGACAGCATCCGGTCCTCCGTGAAGAGTTAAGCAGCCGCCAGGAGTGCGGGCCGCGGGTACGCCACGAACGCGAGCGAGCCGCCCCGTGGTGCTGCGATCGCGTGCTCTGCCACCCGATCACCGTTGACGCTGGTGCCATCTTCCGAGGTGTTCCCGGCGATGCCATGCAGCGGGTCGGGCTCGGTCACAATCCCGACGTGGTGCGCGTGGCCGTGCTCGTCCAGGTACAAATATAGGTCGCCACGTTTCGGGGTCGTGGTGAGCCATCCGTTGGCTTTCGCCTCGCCGTGGATCTCCTCACAGACCGCGGTGGTGACGACCGGCGACTGCGACTTGCCGCGGAATGCGATCGCCAGGATCATCGACACGAACGAAGCGCACCACGAGTCGCCGGGGGCGTTGGCGGTGAAGCGCTGAATCCATTCGACCCAAAACCCGCGGTTAGGTCCGCCGACCTCGCGCACAAACGACCAGCGGCGCGCTTGCCAGACGACCATGTCATCGAATGACGCGAACGGGGCGACAGCGACGGCGGTCATGCTTTCGGCGCTCCGGGGAACTTCGCCTCGAGGATGTCACGCACGACGCCCAACCCCTTGCTCACCACCGGGATCGGGGTCGCGCCGAATGTCTCGCGGTGGTGCGAAATCGACTGGAGGTCGACCAGGATCAGACTTACCCCGATCGAGGTGGCGAGCGCGCCGTGGGTGTTGATCAGTCCCTCGGTGAACACCAGGTGCTCCATAAGGCGCATGATGAGGAGCAGCAAGATCCCGGTGATTTTCCCCATCGCCCCCGCGTGCGCCATCTTGGGATCGTACACCCCGAGGAACCGCGCCGCCTTCACGCCGCACCAGTAGTCGACGATCCCCGAGAACAGGACCATCGCCAGCGCGCCGCCGAACGTGTCGTGCTCGACGAACTGCGCCACGCCGCCGAGGAGCGCGAGCAGCTGCGCCCACGCTGGCATGTCTAGGAGCCGGTCGACGGGCGCGGCGACAGCCTGGAGGAACTGCTCCCCGGCGCGCAAGTCGAACGTCTCGAAAAGTCGCATCCGGCGGCGCTCCTGGGGGGTGAAAATTGGCATCGTCATGCGTGCCACTATTCTACCCCTGCCTCGATCGCCGGACCAGGTGTTGCGGTCGTTGCTGGCGGACGGGAAGATTCGACCAGCCGCCGGAGCGTGTCGGTGTCCTCCCCGATGATCCGATCCCACTGTTTCAGCGCCTCGCCGATCTGGTCACCAATGGCGAGAAATTGCGGGATCAGCGTGTCGAGCGGCTTTAACTGGTTCTTGAGCCGCTCGAGCTTGCTGTCGAGGCTCGGATCGTGCGGCGCCAGCTGCGCGTCGAGCAGGAGCTCGTGATAGACGGCCATCTGCCGCCGGAGCGCGGCGCCGACTTTCATAATCGGTCGCAGCTGGTCGTGGACGTCGCGCTTGCACGCGTGCGTCGGCTTGGTGCCCTCGTCGTAGAGCGCTTGAATTTCGGCGGCGATCATGGAGTCCTCGCGGGTTAGAAGTTGATCAGCGGGTCGGTGGTCGTGTACGTCACGTAGAACCCGCCGAGCGCCGCGTCCGCATCGACCGGCGTGACACCAGCAAAGCCGAGGATCCCCTGGACGAAATACTGCTCGCCCGTGTTGGTGATGTTCGGCGTGTCGGCGAGCGTTTGCCAGTCGAGCGCGCTAGTGGTGACACCGCTCCCGATGATGGCATAGCCGCCCGGTCCAAAGATCCGGCCCATGATGAACGCGACGGAATGCGCGCCGGTCGTCGTGTGGAGATACACCTCGTGCGCGACATTGGTGACCACCGCGCCCACCGGGATCGTGACCAGCGATTCGAACCCGTAGTTGGTATTCGTGACCGCGCCGACGACGTTCAGCTGCGTGCTTCCCGCGTTGAAGTTGAAATTCGACAGCGGGCGATAGCTGCCGACCGAGTAGTGCGCGGTGATCGTGTTCGTGTAATTCTGGTACGCAACCCGGATGTGGATGCTCGGCCCGGTGATCCCGTTGGCGCCCGCGGCGGTGTACGGGACGACGGTCATGTAGAGCGTCTGGCCGAACGTGAGCGTCCCACCGGCCACCACGCTGAACGTGCGGCCATTGACCACGGTCCCGGTTGAGATCGTGCTGGAGTCGCTCGGGTACGCGCTGGTGCTCGTGAGGTACTTGGCGGACGTGTAGCTCGGCGGGAGGTCCGCCGTCGCCGACCAGCTGCCGTTCGCGTCGACCGCGCCGGTCCCCTGCGGAATGCCGGACTGGAACGGGACGGGGTTGCTGCCGATCGTATAGCTCACGCTGGAGATTGAGGACAAGTCCTGGGTGGCGCCCCCGTACACGTTGAACGCGGGGAACTTGAAATATACGGTTTGGCCCGCGGTGCCCTGGGGGAACGGGATCCGGGCGATCGCGTCGTCGATGAACACGAACCGCACGCCGCCGGAATGGCTCGCCGGGATGGTGGAGTTGTACAGCCCGCGGTAGAGCGTGGTGAGGTTGTAGAGGCCGGTCCCGGTGAGCGTGGCCGTCTCGTATGCGACGAACTCCTGATCCACGAGACAGAGCGGGGTGAGCGCGGCGAAGTCCGCCGCGGAGAACGTCGACAGCGTCCGGCCCGAGGCGCTGATATCGACCGCGAGCGTGTGCGTGCTATCGGTCGACGGCCACGCGGCGTTCGTGGCGAGCGAGGCCGTGGTGGTGCCGTATGCGGCCTTGCCGACGATCGTCCCGACTTTGGTGAACGTGGTGTTGTCGGTGGAGATCCACACGTCGCAGCCGCCCCAATTCGCGCCGCCGGTCGCGCCGATCATAATGTCGAGCGGCGACTTCGCCAGCGGCGTCGGCGCCTCGAAGATGACCGGCGTCGACGTGTTGCCCGGGTCGACGTTCGTGGCGGGCATCGAGCCGCTCGCGCTGCCGGTGGTGTAGAGCGCCGCGGTGGCGGTCCCGAGCGGCCAGTCCTCCGCCACCACCTCGAACCCCTGCTCGCTGTCGAGCTCGGTCACCGAGACGATCCGCACCGGCGTCTGACTGAGCCCGAGCCCCGCGTCGGTCAGCGTGACCAGGTCCATCGGCTCCAGGAGCGAGTATTTCCACCCGATGATAAACGTGTAGGTGTTCCGCACCGACTGTTCGCGCTGGCCGCGGATCGTGGCGACCTGTTGGGCCACCGCGGACGACTTGATCGAGTGCAGCTGGAGCGTGGACAGCGGGAGCGGGCCGTACGCGATGGCCGCGGCCTGGGCGGTGTAGGTATACGTGCTGGTGTTGTAATCGTAATTCCGGTCCTCATATTCGACCGGGATCTGGTTGTACGCTTTCGCCGGATCCGTGCGCGCCACCAGGATCGGGTCGAGGTCGCCGTCGTGCGCCTGGTCGCCGCTGGTGGCCGCCAGGTCCGACGCGCTGTTCCGCATGAAGTCGCCGTCGCCCAGGTTGTAGAGCGGCGTCGTGTTCGGGGTGAACGTGTGGCCGTTCCCCGAGAGCGCGGTGTCGCCGTACGGGACGAATTTGAGCGCACCATCGGACCAGACCGCGGCGGTGTTGCTGATCTCGAGGAGCTCGTTCAGCTGGTCCCGCGCCGGTACCTGAGACGAGAACACGGGGCTGGCGAAGAGTCCCGCCGCGGCGCAATAGTCGGTCATCGGCGTCATCGACGCGAGCAGCGACGACGGGAAGTTGGCGCCGTACTGTGCGTTCGTGAGGTAGTCCGAAATGATGGCCGCGGGGTTGGCGTCCAGGATGCCACCGCCGAACGGGAGGAACCCCTGCACCTCCCACGCGTACTGCGACAGCTGCGCGTTCGGCATGGTGACCGCCGGGTTGGCGACGTACGCTGTGAACTGATACGGGACCGCCTCCGCCGGGTAGTTGCTCGACAGGTACGACCAGGGCGACTGTGACGACGTGCCGGTGAAGAGCGACCAGCCGTTCGTCGCGTAGTAGGTGGCGAAGTCGACCTTCTGGTCCTTGTCGTGCCAGACCCATCCGATCCCGCCGATCGGCCCTTCACAGAGCCCGAGCGCGATCGGGGCGACGTAGTCCTGGCCGCCCGACTTGCCGGAGCCCTTCCCGGATCCCTTGCCGCCGCTCTTCACCGGCACCGGCTGTTTCGGCATGTGGATCAGGTTGGCGGCGATGCGCGCCCACCCGTACACGATCGGGATCGGCAGCCCGTACACGGACGACTGAACAGAAAACCCGGCGATCTTTGGTTTCTTGACCTTGATCCCGAGCACGTGCATGAGGCTAGACATTCGCCATCTCCGCCCACCGTTTGAGAGTCCACGCCCCGGCCCATCGGCTCGTGATGGCGTCGTTCGGCGCGCACCGGTCCTCGACGACGCGCCCGACCGTCCGCTCCGCGTGGATAATGTGCGGGAAGTCCTGCACGATCGCCGCGTGTGAGATCGCCCGGCCAAAGCGGAACACCGCGATGTCGCCCGGACCAGGGCGCCCGATGACGGGGACGCAATGGTCGGCGAGGATCTCGAGCAGCCGCTCGGCCCGCTCGTGGAGGAACCAGTCCGCCGCGTAGTGCGTGATCATCGGCGGATGCACGAGACCGGCGGCGCTGTAGACGGCCACGAGGAGGTGCGCGCAATCGACGCCGACGCCGCGGAGCGCCTGAGCATGGTGGAACGGCGTCCCGATCCAGGTGCGCGCCTCGTCGACCACCCGGATCCGCTCGATGTATTGCGTCACGCGGCGGTCTCGGGGACCGGGATATAGGGATAGCCGCGGAAGTGCGCCAGGTTGGCGAACTTCGCCGAGCACGTCCCCTGCGACTTGTCACAGCCCGGGTAGATGCTGAACGTGTCACCGACGCCCGGTACCGCGGGGAACGGCGGCGCGACTGAGACGGCGCCGTTCGTGTGCGAGTAGGAGGTCACCGGTCGGCTCAGGCCGTTATTCACCCCGGAGGTGAACGTGATCACCCCCTGGTCGTAGTATGCGCTGGCGGCGGCCAGGGTGCTCTTGACGAGGCTGGCCGTGCTCCCCGCGATCGCTGCGTTGGTGACGGTGAACGTCGCCTGGAGGAGCGTACAGCCCGCGTCGTACAGCGTGTGGATACATCCGGGCTGGTAGGTGTTCCGCGGCATCGGGTTCGACAGGACGTTGATGTTGCTCTTCACCGTCACGGCGATCTGCGAGCGCGTGCATTGGATCGGCCCGACCGTCCCCGCGAAGAGGATCAGCGTGCCCGCGCTGGTGTCGTTCCACGTCGGCATGAAAGCGCGCTCGAGCACGATGCGCGCCCCGTCCAGCGCGCCGTTGCGTGCCGCTGCGGGCCAGGGGATCCCGCCGAGCGTGTCACGCGTCGGACTGGTGAGGAGCGTCAACGCCAGGTCGTCGACTTGCAGCCCGACGATGATCTTGGTGAGGCCGCGGGTGAAGGTCACGCCGCCGCTCGTGAACGTGTACACGGTCGGATCGCTCGGCCCCGCGGCCTGGCTGGTGGAGTTGATGTTCGTCGGCGCGCTGGTGAACCGGTACGTCGTGCCACCGGCCAGGATGATCGTGAGGAGGTCCGCGATCAGCGGTTGGGATGTGGGGCCGAGGCCGTTTAAGAATGTGATCAGCCCCGCGGACGCGTGCCGCATTAGCCCCCCAGGACCGAGAGGAACGACAGCTGCTTGGCTTGCCAGAAATGCTGCGCGAACATCCCGAACTCGGTGGCGTCGGTTTCCATCCGGCAGCGCCAGTAGAAATCGCCGGTCCACGTGATCGGGAGCGCTCCCGCGGGCGCGCTCGTGAACGTCACCAGCGCCGTCGCGCTGATATTGTAATCGACGCCCGAGGTCTGGAGCACGCCGTTCTTGTAAATCTTCACCGTTTGCGCGGACGTGTCGGTGTTGTAGATCGGCTCGAAGAGATAGCCGCCGAGCGTGCGCCCGAGTTGGAACGTCGTCAGGCTGCCGGTGCCGGTGCCGATCAGCTGCGCGGTGACGGTGAAATCTTCCGGGTCGTGATACAGGAACGTATCCCACCCGCCCAGGAGGCTATTGAAAAACCCGGCGAGCGTCTGCCATTCCGTGAACGCGCTGTACGTGCGGAGGAACTCGAACTCTAGCTGCCAGCGCCATATCGGGTACGGCTGGAACGCCGCGGCGATCGTCTGGCCCCCGACCGCTTGCTGGAGCTTGGTGGCGAACTTTGGGGCGCGGGTAATGTTCCACGTGATGCCCGGGAGGACGGGGAAGACCTGGTTGCTCATCCGCGGCGCCCTGGCTGTTCCCGGAACCCGAGGCCGTTGTCCGCGGCGGAATGCGCGGCGCTGGCGACGGCGTCTCTGTGCTTCATCATAAATTGCCGTACCCCGGCAGCGTCGACCGTGTGAACGTGGAGGTGCGTGTCGCCGCGGGCGCCCTGGCCCCCGGCCAGTCCGCGGATCACGTTGGCGTACTGTTTCGGCAGCACCATTTCCTGCGCGTGTAGTTGCGTGATCGGGTTGAGCCCCGCCGGTACGTCGAACCCGCCCGCGGCGGAATGAATCGACCCGGCCAGCGCGAGGACACCGGCCAGCGCCGCGGCAGCGGCAGCCGGAGCGAGGAACGGCCCGACGTACGGGATCCCGCTGATCGCCGCCCACGCGCCCGCGGCGGCCTCCGCGGCTTTCATGGCGACCACTTTGATCGCGCCCCACGCGTTCAGCGCCACCGTCTCGAGCACGCCCTGGGCGGTGATCCCTTTTTGTGCGAGCCACGACGCGGCGTGCGCCTCCAGGATCTTGACCTGGCTGTCCGCGAACGCCATGGCGATGTTCTGGAATACCCCGCGCATGAAGTCGCGGAACGTCCCGCCGGTCTGCCTCAGCTGGTCGATCGTTTTGGTGAACGAGCCGCTGATCCCGTCGAACACCTTTTGCCACGTTTTCTCGGTGTCTTTCGTGAGGTTGGCCTGGGCCTCCGCCAGCCGGAGCTTCGCGGATGCGTACTCTTTCGAGAGCTCGCCGAACCGGTTGCGGACGATCAGGAGCTCCGACTCGGCGAGTTGCACCTGCAGCGCGAGGTTGTCCTTGTTCGCCACGCCCTGAATTTTGAGGTCATTGACCGCCAGCTGCACGTCCATGTTCAACGACCGCTGGTACGCCTCGGTGTACTTCTTGTAGATGTCGAGCGCCTCGGCGCTCCCCGCCTTGGCGAGTTTCAGTTTGGAGAACCAGAAATCGGCCTCGTCGCGGGCGCTCAACTCCTGCTGGCCTTTCTGGTTGTTCCTCAGCACGTCGAGCTCGTGCTCGAGTTGTTGCATGAGGGAGATCGTCGCCTTCATGTGCGTCGGGATGTCCGCGCCGAGGCCGCCCGCGCCTGGCGCCGCTTCGCCGACCGTCGAGATCGCGGTCCACGAATCTTTCAGCCGCTCCAGCACCCCGTGCGCGTTCTCGACCGACGACTTGAAGTCGCCCACCAGGAAGTTGCCGACCATTTTGATCGTGTCGCCGAGCGCTTTCAAGATGTCGATGATCGCGGTGAGGAACCGAGCGAACCCGTCCAGCACCGGCATGACCAGCGTGGTGAGCGAGATCACGAGCCCGCCCCAGGCGTTTTTCAGCTGGAGCACCGCGTGGTGGTACTCGTTGATCGCCTCGACGTTGTCCTCGGTCAGCGTCACGCCGAGCCGCCGCGCCTCCTCCTCGAGCCGCTGGATCCCGTCGCGCCCCTGGTTCAGCATCGGGATAAGGTTGGCCCCCGAGCGCCCGAATATGTCGATCGCCAGCGCGGTCTTCTTGGCGCCGTCGTCCATCCCGTGGAACCGGTCGGCCACCGCGAGCAGGACGTCCTCCATCGGGCGGAGCTTCCCGTTCGAATCGGCGACCGCGATCCCTAAGTCTTTGAACGCCTGCGTGGCCGGTCCGGCGCCACCGCGGGCGGCTTGCTCCATGTTGCGGGCGAGCCGTTGCAACGCGATCCCGAGTTGGTCGAATGAGACGTGCGACAACTCCGCGGCGTACTTCATGGCCGAGAGGGTCTCGGTCGCAATCCCGGTTTTCTGGTGCAGCACCTCGAGGGTGACGGCGAGCTCGGTGGTGTTCTCGATCGCCTCGTGGAAGATGTGGAGCCCCTCGATCGCCGCGGTGAACAGGAGCAGCGGCGCGAGCGCGGCGGAGATCACGGTCCCGAGCCCCTCGAACGCGCCCTCCATTTCTTTCGTGCCCGCGTTCACCGACTCGGCGCTTTCCTTCATCCCGGAGAGCAACCCCTGGATCGCCGCCGTGATCTGGACGACGATGCCGTCCCCTTCCGCTACGCCGCCACTGATCCCCATCGCTATTTCCCCCCGAATGAATTAACCAGCGCCTCGATTTCCTCCGGCGTCGATGGCTTGAATGTTGTCCCCTCCGGCGTCCGTCCGCTCAGACCAGCGAGAATCCCGCCGAGCAGCTGGTGCAGCGGCGGGTTTGTCGTCCAGTACACGAGCAACTCCTCGACCTCGGGAAGATAGAGCGCGTCGACCTCCGGGTATGTCCACCCGGTTGCGGTGATGATCTGCCCGTAGAGCGCCGCAAGGTTTAGCTCTGCGAGCCGGGAGCTTCCCCCGGTGCCGCATCCCCCGGTTTCTTGACCAGGCCGGTCATGTTCAGCACGGGCGGGATGGCCTCCGCGATCGCCATCACCCCGTCCAAGAACGGGAGCGCGTCGAACCCTTCCGCGCAGAACTGGTCGAACGTGAGCTCGGGCTCCGCGACCGTCGCCGACGCGTGCAGGATCCGCAACATCGCTTCGATCTCCTCCGCGGTTGGCACCGCTGCTTTGATCGCCGACGCCACCTTGAAGTCGTCGAGCAGCCGGTACCGCCGCATGAGTCCTAACGTGATCGGGGAGAAGGTGAACACCCTCCCCCCGATCGTGACCTGCTTGCCGTTGTCGGGCATCGCGCTCTTACTCCGTGGTGTAGTGTTCGATCACGCGCTGAGTCGCGTCGGCTCGGGCTGTAAAGTCGAGCGCGGGCATCGTGTAATCGGTGTTCTTCATCGCGTACGAGAACTTCGGGAACACGGTGGCGAAGAGCTTGATCCCGAACTGCTTGCCCGCGTACGTGTTGAACAGCGTGCAGGTGAAGGTCGTCGCGGCACCCATTAGCTGGTTGTTGTAAACGACCGTCTTGCCGCCCGCGGTGGTGTAGCTGTAGCTGATCCACACCACGTGCGCGGTGTCCGCGGCGGCGAACGTATAGACGCCCGCGGTGACCGCATACTGACCGGTCGCGGGAGCGGACGCCACGCGGATCATGCGGAGCCCGGTGTTCGCGTCGACGACGCCGAGATCCTCGACGAACGTGGCCGATTGTGCGACCGTGACGGTGTACGGACCGGAGCCGGGAATGGTGCCGACCTCGTTGATCCCCGCCGCGGTGCTGCCACTGTTCAGCGAGGAGCCCGAGAGCACCTGGTTGACGATCGCCCCGTAGATGATCCCGAACTTCGCCTTGCCGCTGATCTTCCCGTCCGCGAGCGCGGTGTCGACCGGGAATTTGTACTGACCGTAGAGGTCTTTCATCGTCTGGTCGATGTCGACCGACACTTCCTGGAGCACGCCACACTGGAGCGGCGTCGGATTCGCGCCCGCGGGGGTGAACTCGAGGAGGCCGGTGCCGAAATTGTATTGCATCGGGTCGATCTCCTACCGCAACGCGGTGGCGAGCTGGGTCCGTAGATTCGCGTGAGCAACGCCGAGCGCGTTGTACGCCTGAGTTGTGACGAGCGGGCCGAGGGTCTCGACCGTCGAGCTCCACCAGGCAGCGATCACCGCTTCCACGTGGTCGGGCAACTCTGGAACCTTGGCCGCGGCGGGCGCGCCGTCGACCTGGTCGTTCTGTTCGTCTGCTGGCATACGATCCTCCGCGCTAGGCGCTGATTAAAATGTCGATTTTCACCACGGCTTGGGCATCGCTGCCGATGATGCCCTCAAATATCATGACCTCGCCCTGCCGCTGACAGGTGTAACACAACCCGCCGAGTGACGTCCCCCACGTGCCGGGGGGATTGTTCAGGAAGTTGGCCCCGGCGACTGGTCCCTCTTCCGGCGTGCGCTTGATCGCGGCGTCGATGCCATCGAGCAAGTCGTTCAGCTGCGTGCTTGGCGGGACGAGCCGCCCCTCGTCGTTCCGGGCGTACATGACCACCCGAGCGGTGAGGACGAACAGCGGCGGCATTCCCTGCGCCGCGGCCACCGTGCGCTCGAAGTCCTTGACCATGAACATCGCCGGGCATTGCGGCGGCATCGTATCGTCCCAGGACTGGAACACCCGCGAGGTGAACTTGAACCCCGGCACGGCCTGGAGCCGCTGGAACAGCGCGGCGAAGCACGCCTCGCGGTTGATCGGCATCTACAGCCCCCGCATGGCAGCGGCGAGCGTCTCTTTGATGACGGGCCGCATGGCGTTGAGCGGCGGGCGGAGCCACGGCTTGGCCGCCTGGTCCCGCGCTGGCTGGTGGACGTGCCGCACCGGATGCGATGCACCCGGCCAGAATAGGGCGCCCGCTTTCACGGGGTAAATGTCTCGCTCCGGTACATGAAAGCCCAACTCCCAGGCACGCCCGTAGACGAGCGCCGAACCGGTCAGCGAGCGGAAAACGTCGCCCTCTTCGATGAATCGTGTGTTGACGCTGCGCGCCAGTCGACCCGACCGGCGGTTCAGCACCCCGCCGTTCAGCGTCCCGCCGACGACGGCGCTCTGGAGCGTGTAGCCGAGCCCGCGGATGGCAGCGCGCACGCGCACGCGGACCTCCTGCGGCGCGACGGTGAGGAACTTCCGCTCGACGGCCTCGCCGCCGATCACCCGCCCTTGGATCAGGCCGCCAGCCATTAGACGGGCACCACCTGGCGGTACTGGTTGAGGACGTTCTGCACGTCCTTCGTGTACTGGCCCGTCTCGAACTGCACCGTCTCCTGGCCCATGTTCTTGCTGTTCTGGCCGAGCCGGGTCAGCTGGCGGTACCGATAGGCGACCGTCTTGGACGCCGCGAGCACGAGGTCGGCGGGCATCGTGGCGAACCCTGCCGAGTAGGTGAGGATCACGTTGCCGACACCCGGCGCGAAGATCCCCGACCGGAGCTTGACCGCCGTGCGCGTCCAGACGTAGTCGGTGGTCGCCAGCGTTTTCATGAGTTGCGGCCCCGGTCCCACCTGCACGCTCGCCACCGCGGTCACGGGGTAATTCTGGAACGTGAGCATGTTGGTCCCGCTCCCGTCCCGCGTCTCGACGTAGTCGGCGAGGTTCAGGTCTCGGTTGAGCACCGACCGGAACTCCTCACAGACGCCAGTGACGAGCGTCTGGAGGAGCGCCTGGTCCTCGGTGATGTTCGCGCCCGGCTGGAGCAGGAGCAGCGGGCGCACCTGAGCAACGCTGGTGAAGTCGCTGCCGGGCATCGGTTACCCCTCGGACCCGTACGCGAGCTCGCGGGCCTCAGCGTCGGACAACCCGGACGCCAGCCCCTCGAGGTAGTCCTCGGTCTGGTGATCGACCCGGGCGGCGGTGTTCGCGTGCTCGACCGCGAGACCGAGGCCGACCAGCGCATCGCGCAGCCGGAAATGGTCGCCACGCGGCACCAGGACCGGACCGGCCATAACGACCGCGGCGGACGGTTTCGCGGGCTCCTGGGGCACGCTGGACGCTGCGGCGGTAGCATTATGCTCACCCTCGGGCGGCGGCGAGTCGCTGAACCCGAGCGCCCGCACCTGAGCGGCGAACTTCACCGGCACCGTGATCTGGCCGTTGTCCGCATGATACGCCGCCTGGTCGCCGTGGATAGTGACCGCGCCCTTCCCGTAGAGAGTAACCAGCATCGCCCGAGCCCCGTGTGAGAAATGAAAAGCGGGGCGGGCGTTCTGGCTGCCCGCCCCGCGGATAGACCCCGAGGGGTCGGCCTACTGTCCCGCGCCTTACGCTGGCGCGATGTTCGTGATCGCTCCGAACGCCGGGAGGAAGTACCCGATCAGCACCTCGTCGGCGTACACCCCGAACTCGCGCTTACGAGTGCGGAGCGGCCAGATGGTCTGGTAGTAGTCCTGGCGGTACCGGATCTCTAGCACGTTCCCGAGCCCGCTCATCGGATAGGCTGCGCCGATGTCCTTGCTCGTGAACATGATCGTGCCGGGTGGAACCCAGGGATGCACGCGGACGCGCACCGACTGGTTGGTGTACTTGTTCATCAGCGAGCCGACGACCACGCCGCCCGTGATGTCGTAGTTGGCCGTCGACGCGTCGGCGTTGAACCGGAACAGCGGCGCACCGCCGCCCGCGATCACGATCTTGTTGATCGATCCCGCTTCCTGGCTGTTCACCCAAATGGTGTCGGGCGAGAGCCGGTAGTTGTCCCAAAACGACTTGAACGCGGTGTTGATCTCGACCACACCGCCCGCGCTGTCCGTGGTCAACGGCGTGCCGACGCCGTCTGTTCCTGTCGCCAGCGTGGCGAGGTACGCACCCGTCCCCGCGAACGCGGAGGTGTACAGGATGCCGTCGAACGTGTACGACGTGCCGCCCACCACGTTCTTGCTGTTGTCCGTGGCCGCGAGGGTTTGGAAGTCCTGGCGCGCAGCGGTGATCAGCGCGGTGTTGAAATTCACCGAGTTGATCGTGGTGATCTGCTGGATGTACTGGTGCGTGTTGCTGCTCCCTAGGTACCAGGCGTACGCGATCGCGCCGGTTACCGGTACCACGTGCGCGGTGACGCGCTGCACCGCGGTTCCGGCGTTGAGCGTGACACCCGCCGAGAGGACCGATGGCGCCGCGGTCCCACCGTACAACGTGTCGGTCGACCCGTCCGCGTTCGTGCGGGAGATCGTCTGCACGACTCCGGCGGTCACGGTGGCGTTCAGCCAGCCGTCGTGCGTCAGCGCGACACACCCGACGTAGTACGTCCCGTCCGAGAGCGCGCCAGCGGTGGCGGCTCCGGCGGCGGTCGGCGTCGGCGTGGTGCCGAGCGCGATCGACTGGTTGCCGCCGACGATCATCTGCTCCTCAGAGATCATCAGCGAGCGGAGCGCGGCCTGGACAGCGCGAGCGTCCGCGTCGTCGTACCCTTCCGCGGCGTACTCGGCTTCGAACGACGCGTAGTTTTCGAACCCGATGCCGATGTAGGACGAGGTCCGCGTGACGACGGTCTGCGAGATGTACGCGTTCCGGTTCCCTTCCGACACACCAGCCGGGATCCGGGTGGTGTTGATGCCGGTGATGGCGCGCCAGTTGGTGGCCGTGCCGCCGTCACCCTTCACCCGCGGGATCTCGTTGCGGAGCGGCGTGACGACCTTCCCCCACGGCGTCAGGAACAGCGCCGGACGCTGGAGGTCATAGTTGATCAGGCCGGTGGCCTGGGTGATCCCGCCAGCTTTGGCGATGTCGACCGGAGTCATCATCGCCTTGCGGATGGCGTCGAGCGTTTCAGCGGTGGTCATGGAATCGACTCTCCTTTGGCGCGGCGGTTAGCCGACTTTCCGGTTGAGGGTGATCGGCCCGGCCTTCATGGACTTCTTGAACGCGGACTCGAAGTCCTCGTCCTTCTCGTCCACACCGTCGGCGCCCTTGCCGATGGTGTCGGCTTCCTTCGGGACGGCGCGGATGGCGCCCTTCGCCTTGATGAAATCGACCATCTTGGCCGACTCCTCGATCAGCTGGTCACGCTCGGTGGTTACTGCGCCCAGGTCGGTCTGCGCCTTGGTCAGCGCCTCTTTGGTGCTGGTGAGCTCGCCGGTCATCTTCTCGATCGAGCCTTCCGCTTTTTCGAGCCGCTCGGTAAGCGCGGTGATGCTCTTGGCGAGATCATCGCTCCCGGCTGCCTTCTTCGCGTCGTCTGCCATGTCATCTCCCTCGTTATCGTCGGTGGAATCGTAACCGAGTTTTCCGAACCCGGTCTCCATGTCCTTGCACATTTTGTGGAGCTCACCGATCGCCTCAGCGGTCGATTTCGAGAATCGGCGTCCGGCCTTGCAGAGATCGCCAGCGGCGATCGCCTTGGCGGCGCTGTCGAGCAGGTCGTCATCGTCGAGCGTCCCGAGACCGAGCAACTCCGCGGTCTCTTCCTCGACCATGTCACGCAACGAGCGAGCGATCATGATGCAACCTTCGCGGAGTTGGCCGGGGACGCTTGACCCGTCGCCCTCCATGTCCGCTTCTAGTCTGGAGCTATTATAGCACCAGAAAAGTCCCTGGAGTAGATCAGCCAGCCGGGACACGTCATACAGCCCCTTGTGTAAGTCCTCGCCCGCCATGGCTTTCTCCGTGGTTTTGGCCGCGCTTGGCGGACCGTCTTTGTCGATCTTCGCTTTCCACGCGGCGATGATCCGCCGCTTGATGGCCGCCGCATCTTTCGCGCTGTACTTGCCCGAGTTTTTCGGCTTGTTGATGTAATTCCACGCGGCGCGGATATGCTCGACCGTGTCGATCGGGTACTTCTTATTGGTTGGGTCGGCGAACGTCACGTCGCCGTACTTCCCCTCGCCCTCGCTGGCGCTCGTGTCGCTCCGCTCGGCGACCTTGTCGACGATCTGGAGCGCGCCGCTCTTGTCGGCTTTGGCGAGCGTGATCCGTGCGTCGGGGTTCGCCGGTCGATCGACCAGGCTGATCTCGGTGAGGGTGATCCCCTCGACCACCGACTTGTCGGTCTTGCTCCGCTTGGTGACTTTGCCGCCGAGGCTAAACCCTTTCAGGACACCGGTTTGCACCTTCTTGACGCTGCCCGGGTCGACGATATGCGCGCCGAAGTTGGTGATCCCGTCCGCGTCGACGCTCGCCTCGAGCGCCACACCCGCGGCGATCGGCTGGTGCATTTCCCGCACGTTCCCGTATTCGAGATAGTCGGGCAAGGCGCGGCGCACGGCCTCGGCCTTGATGATCTCTCCGTCAGAATCTCGTGACTCGCTGGACGCTACGCCGAACACTTTCAGCGTGCCGTCGTCTTGCTCCTCAACTTTGGAAAATGGCGCCCAAAGTAGGTGCGGCATTCAGGCTCCGGGTAACCAGGGGAACAGGGGACGCGTAAGGAAAATACATCTGGCGGTGCCAGACACAAGAACTAACCCTCGCCGCCGTCCTCAGCCGCGGGCACGTCGGCGACCAGCGAATCGTCGACGACCGGGAGCACGCTGCATTCGCAGTTGGGGTGCGCGGGCGGTGCATCGTCGCCGGAGGGGAACACGTCATCGAGCGCGATCACCCCCTCGTCGGCGTTGGCCTGGCATTCCGGGCACGGGTCGTCGTCGGGATCCCAACTCTTGCCGGTCACCACGCCGGAGGCGCGGAACCCGATCATGGTCCCCGCCACGTCGGCGTTGGCCGTCTCGGTGCGGGCGATCATCTGCGCTCGGGCATCGGAGAACCCGAACCCGTCCGCCATCTGTTGCGCGAGCTCGTCGTTCGTGAGCCCGTCGCGGATGGCCGCGGCGGTGAGCTCGTTCACGGCGTCCCGCGTGGTGTCGCTGACTTCCGTGATCAGGTTACCGATCCGCGCTTCCGCCCAGGCGATCGCCTCGTCGTTGGCTTGCTCCAGGAGCGCCGCGAACGCGTCGTCGGTGCCGGGGACATAGTCGCCCACGTGGTCGAGTGCGGCCTGGGCGCGTTCCGTGGCGAGCGCCTCGAGGAGTGCGCGTAGCCGCTCGCGGGCGTCATCATCCCAGGGCGTGTCCTCCAGCGCCCGGAGCGCCTGGTTGATGTCATCTTCCGACACCTTGGCGAGTTTCTGAGCGCGGTCGCGGATCATCGCCACCACCGCTTTCCGTTGGGCGCGCAGCACGCGCCCCGCTGCAGCCCCTACTCCCCGCTGGACGCGAGCCGTGAGTTTGCGATTCGTTGGGACCGCGGGAAGTGACCTCCCGGCAGCGCTGCGCGCCGCCTTGGCGACGTCGCCTTTCGGTTTCGTCCCGGCTGGAGGTTGCGGTGCACCAGGCTTGGGTTTCCCTGGGGGCGCACCCTTTGCCGGCGGCTGTTTGCCTGTCGATGCAGGTACAGCGCCCGGTGCACCAGCGGGTAACATCGGCGGCGGTTCCGGCTCGGGCGGCTGGAGCTCGTCCAGCTGCTCGGGGGTGGCTGGCGGGAGCCCGGCCATTTCGCGGGCCTCGCCGAGCGTCAGGATCGGCTTGCTCGCGCCGGTCGTACCGCCGAAATACGAGACGATCACCTTGGCTTTCACCTCCGCGTCGACGATCTCCTCGTCGTCCCACGCGGCGCGCAAGTCAGGACGCCCGACGCGGAGCAGGAGGTCGTCGATCACGTCCTGGACGTACCCCTTGGTCGCCTCCAGCCCTTCCTCCGCCGCGGTTTCCTTGGCCGTCTCGGCGGTGGCGCGGTTGGTCTCTTTCACGAGCCCCTGGACCGGCAGCGAAAAGCAGTAGCAAATGACGCGGGCCAGCCATTCGTCGAACTCGTTTTTGAGCACCTCCGTCTTGGTCTCGAACGGCTTCATCTGCCCGGGATAGAACCGGGCCTTGCGCCGCTCGGCGAGGTTGCCAGACAGGAGCGAGTCCCACCATTCCTGCGCCTGGCGGATCTGGTCGGGGTTCCACGTGTCCGGGACGCCGATCATCATGTCGGGGACGGTGCCGCTCGTGTAGTAGTTGAGCACCGACAGCTGGCGGTTCAGCGCGATCGTGACGATCCCGACGACCTGCTCCACCCGCGAGAATCCGTACATGCGATTCGATCGCGGGTTGTCCATGTAATACGCGAGGTCTTCCGTCGTGTATTCGACGGACGGGATCCCCTTCAACACTTGCTGATAGGCCGGGAGCGGCGGGACTGGCGTGCGCCCCTGGTTGTCGATTAACAGCTTGATCAGCGCGGGGTCGATCGTCTCGAATAGCACGCCGCTTCCGCTCGGGCGGATGTACACCGCGTTCGCGTCGATGACGTAGTGATCCTCGAGGAGCTTCCCGATCCAGTTGCGCCACGTGCTGATCCCGTCCGGCTTGCGGAATATCTGCTCGAGCACCCGCGCCCCTGGGCCGCCGTCGTCGTCCTTCTCGCGCCCGACGATCTTCCACCGGAGCGCCTTCATCTGGTCCTTGCGCGTCTCGATGGCGAGCCGGAGGAGGTCGAGACCCCCCGCCGCCGGTTCCGCCAGCCGCCGGAGCATTTCAAACGAGATCGTGTTTTCGCCGGGCTCCTGCCGCGGCTGGTACGCGATGTTGACGCCGTACGGATAGTCGAACGCCCGCCCGCGGGTGCTATCTGGTGCCTGGGGAGTGAACGGCTCGAGCGGCGGGAACCATGGCCCGTCGAACCCCGAGCGCACGCCGGAGCGATTCAGCGCGATCGCATCGAGCGCCGCGGGGTTGATCGGCTTGACGGTTCCCTCCGCGCCACGGGCCTCCCCCCTCGTGCCGGTTGGCATGTTGGGGGGGTTCCCGATCCGAGCGACACCGCCCGTTTTTGCTTGCGCCATCGCTCAGGCGCCGGTGCTAGTACGCCAGACCGGCGTCGTAATAATTGGTCACGCTGGCGGGGTTGCCGCCGGTTCCCGTGGCGAGTGCGTCCGTCGCGTCGACGAACGGCTGGCCGGTGGCCGTTTTGAGCGTCATATACCCGAGCGCGGCGCTCGCGGCGGGGGTGGCGGGGAGTGCGGCGATCGCCGCGGCCTCGCTGGCGTAGCCGGTGGTGAAGTTGGCGGCGCCGGGGGTGATCGCCTTGGTGTCGGACGCGTTCACCGAGAGCAGGTAGATCGCCCACTGGTCGGCGGGGACCGTCCCGGCGGGCAGCGCGGTACCGGCGGCGACCGCGGCGGCGGCCTTGTACGTGTTCACGCCCGCGGCGGCGGCGCCGATCTGGAACCCGACCGCAATGTTGGCGAGCCGGGTGTTCGTGGAGCCCATCACGAGCCCCGCTTTCCCGAGCACGCGATCACTGAGCATCTTGGCGATCTGCGAGAACAAGATCCCGGCGGTCGCCGAGAATGACGTGCCGGTCATCTGCCAGCCGCCCGCGATCAGCGGGAGCGCGTTCGTGGCGTCGACCGAGACGTTGCCGCTGGCGTCGACCGTGGTGGTCGAGCCGTCGCGGAGAATGACCGTGCTCCCTTGGGAGATCCCGGTCGGTGCGTGTAGGGTGATCATATCGAGAACCTCGCAAGGGGTGAGTTGACAACCTGCGGACCCGCCGAGCGATCCGGTCTGACCATGTCGGGAGAATAATATCGCCCGCGAGGCTCGCCGTCACGCGTGCGTTTTCTTGTGATCGAATTACAACCGGCCCGAGTTGTAAGGAGAGCTACGCCGTTGGGCGCTCCGCTTTCGCCGCGTCGGCCTGGCGCCGCATCCATTCCCACATACCCATCCCGCCCCCGCCCGTGATGATGTACCCGAGCGCGAGCCGGAACGCGTCCGGCACGTCGTCGTGCAGCCCGGCGGGGAACGTACAGAGCCAGTCGATGAAGTCGCTCGACCACGGCTGATCGTCGGGGACGTAGACGGTGAGCGCCTCCACCGTTGGCGCGACCACGTTCATCGCGGCGACCTTGTCGATCGACGGCGTGACCTCGATCACGGGGAGCGTCGTCTCGCGGCGGAACTCCTGCACGATCGCTTTGCCACTGTGCGCGCTGCCGCCCTCGATGACGACCGCGGTGGCCGCCCACTTGGCCTGGAGCATGGCGACGTCCCGTTTCGCCACCGGCGCTTCGACCTTCTCGGCGTACACGTCCAGGATGTAATAGCGCGACGGCGCCAC